CCGGCTCCAGACGCAACCCCATCCGTCCGTAGATATCGATCAGGGCACGCCCGTCAATCTGACTACTCCCCGAACTGGCCGGGTCGATGACGCCGCGCATCCACTTGCCACGGGCCTTGATCGCTTCGGCATGGGACGCGGGTTCGCCCTGTCCTCGGTAATGCTCGTCGTAGAGGACAATCCGCCCCGATCCGGGGTCTGCCGCGCCCCAGATGACGGCCGTCCGATTCCAGCCCACATCCATCGCGTAGCCGCGCGGCCAACTCGCGGGAATCGTCGCCGTGGGCACCAGAATCTCGCGCTCCGCAATCGGGTAAATGGCTCCCGACCCCAAACTCGGCTCGCCCTCGGTTCTCGCAGCAATCTGATACGGCGGCGTCGTGGCCATCAACGCCTCACGCTCCGATTCGTCCAGGTGCGGCACATCACGCCACCCGGCCTGGATAAACGTCTTGAACTTCGCGGACGCCGTCGATTCCGGTTCCAAGAACCCCTTCACGACCGCGCTCATCCCCTGGAGCGGGGTGAACGTCACCATGATGATCCCCTGCGTCGTGATCGTCCGGTACAACATCTCCGTATAGGAATCCTGCGGCGGTTCCTCGTCGCACCAGATGACGTGTTTCGCCGTCCCCTCAAATGACTGCCGGCCCTGCTCGTAACTCTTCAGTCCCACCAGACTCAACCCGCCGCTGACATGCCGTACCTGTGCCCCTTCCAAGGCACCGGCCAGTCCTCTCGCGTTGATGGTCTTTTCAATCAGATGGGCGGGAATCATCCCCGTCCCTGGAGCCTGGACACTCCCCAGCAGCTTCGCCTGGACAATGTCTCGCGTCGTCTGCGAGTTCGTCCCGACCGCCCAGCACTCCACCGGCTCGTCAAACCGTCGCCCCGTCCACCAGTGCGGGTACACACCCGTCAGGTGACACGTCAGTTCGTACGACCCCGCCTCCGATTTCCCCACCCGGTTCGCAGCCATGAACAGCCGCTCCTTGGTGTGACCCGCCGCAAAGAAATCGAGATGCTTCTGGTACTTCGACCGCGACAGTGGCCCGTCGCCGTCCGGGTAGAACTGATTGAACCGTGACGTGGTCCGTCGCTCAGCTTCCGCCCGTAAGTCGTCCAGTCTGAGCCGATCATCCAGGCTTAAATCCGACACCTACATAACCCGCTCGGGCTTCACCAGAGGCACCGGTTCCATCTCCTCCGGTACCGTCGGTTTCAGCTTGTCCAGCAACCCCGTCAGCGAGGCCGACAATTCCGAATCGGACAACTGCGACGGCGTCGTCGCCACGTCAATCTCCAGACTCTGACGCGCCTGCCCAAACATCCGATCCATGATCTGTCCGATCAACGTCGCATTCGGAGCCACCGCCGAGAGCCGATACGCCTGATCCCCCGCATTTAACCGCTCCACCATCACGTCCGGGTCCGTCACCGTCGTCCACCGACCCTGATCGTCCCGCGCCACCATATGCATGACGCCCTGTGCCGATGCCAACTGGGCCTGTACCAACACCCTGAACTGCTTGCTGACCTCCGTACGCCAGAGACTCAACAACTCCGCCCGCTCAGCCGTCGGTTTCGACACCTTGCACCGGCCATTCGCCAGTGTCGTGCCCTTCGGACGGCCCCCCGCCGATGGCAGCTTCCCATTCTCCATAATGCGAAAGACTGTACCACAGATTCATCACGACCAGCCCCAGGACGATCCGCCGCTGAGACAGGACGATCCGTCGCTGGGTGTGTATACGAGCCTCGCTTGAGCCGGGGTGTGTCCGGGCATTCGCGATGAGGGGATGGGTGTGTGGGGGGGAGGGGGATCGCGAAGTGCTTTCGGATCGAAATTTAATTCCGTCTGGAAAAAAAACCGGTTTCAAGAGCGTTCCGGGACGCGTGGCCACCTACCAGGCCGGGTTCGACCAGGCAGCCAGGTAGCACCAGGTGACCAGGCCGACCAGGCGACCAGGTAGCACTTGAGTGCTCACCAGGCCGACCAGGTACACCAGGTGGGGGGCTCTGGCCTGGCGGGAGGGCTTTAATGGGCGCGCGTTCTATTACTTGGGAAACCGGGATTATCGGCCAAGTGGCGACCAGGTGACCAGGCCGACCAGGCGATACCTGGCAACCATACGTCGGCCAGGCCAGGCACCCGGACAAGGCCCGGACAGGCCCGGACAAGGCCAAGGCAAGGCGTCAGCTGAGGGGCGCTTGACTCATAGACGGAACGTATGTACTATCTATCCATGAAGACCGACACGGGCCTGGAGAATAACGGGAACAACGCGCCAGCCCTGCGTACCTCGCATGCGGCCACAGGCCGCGAAGGGAACAGAACAATGAAGAGACATTTTTCCGGAATGAGAAAAGTGAAAGACACAGCCAAGGGCGAACTGGTCAAGATCGGCCAGTCAGTCTACATTCGGGACGAGTACCTCAGGGAGTACAAGAGATACATGCTTACCCGGTGGGACGATATCAGCAGTTCAAGACTGGTCAAGGGATCAAGACTGGTCGAAGTAGGCTTCACATTTTAATTGAACCCGAACCCGAACAGAACCCGAACTCAGACCAGAAAGGCCACTATGTCAGCCACCAAAAAAACCGTCTACGATATCGTCACCGACAAAATATGTACCGAGCTTGAAAAGGGTGTGGCACCGTGGAACAAGCCGTGGATCGGTGGCGAGAGTGCCCCGGCAAACCTGCTCACGCGCCGACCGTATACCGGCATCAATCCGCTGTTACTCTCAATCAACGGGTACGCGTCGCCGTATTGGCTCACGTACAAACAAGCCGCCACACTCGGTGGGAACGTCCGAAAGGGCGAGAAATCGTCAACGGTCGTATTCTTCTCAAAGATCACGTCGAAGACTAAAACACTCCCGAACGGTGAGCCCGACACGTTCGCTATGCTCAGGTATTATCACCTGTTCAACGTGTCGCAGTGTGACGGGATATCCGAGCACGTACCCGTACCAGTCAAAAACGAGATCCCGCCCCTGGCCGCCGCTGAGACCGTGGTCGCCGGGTTTGCGGGTCGGCCCACCATCGTTACCGAATCGGCCGCCTGGTACCATCCCGGCCGCGATGTAGTCGGGATGCCACCGAAAGAGACATTTGTATCCGCCGAGGGGTACTACTCCACCTTGTTCCATGAACTCGTCCACAGTACCGGGCACGAATCGAGGCTTGGGCGGCATGACAAGAAAACCGCGAAGGCCGCATTCGGGTCCGAAACATACTCAAAAGAGGAGTTAGTCGCCGAAATTGGCGCGGCGTTTCTCTGCGCCGACGCCGGGATCGATAACACGATCCCCCAGTCTGCCGCGTATTGCCAGTCTTGGCTGAATGCGCTCAAGAACGACACCCGGTTGATCGTGTCGGCCGCGTCCCACGCGGGCAAGGCGGCTCGGTATATCACCGGAGTCTAGCGCCCGCGATAGGTTGCGTCGGCCCCTGAGCCAATTACGGGTTCAGGGGCCGCTAGGAGCCCATCACACGGGACACACACGAAAGGCCATATCACGATGACATTCCCACAGCGACTCATTTTGACCAGACCACAGCGCGAAGCATTGTACCAACTCTACGCACGCCCCAGAGACGGCGTGACCCACACCGGTATACGCGGATACCGCTCGTTCCGACGGCTCGCGTTTGCTGACCCACTTATGGGATGCGTATTAGTTCAATGGGCTGGCATGCGGATAGGAATAGAACCCGACGGTTATACTCATAGTTAGCACGTGCGATATCAGAAACCCGAACCCGAACAGAACCCGAACAGAACCCGACCCCAATACAGAACAGGAACCCACTCATGGCACATTGGACCCCAGGCGACACGTGGCGATCTCCCATTGCGGTCTCTCGAAAATCGGGAAACGTCAAAACCGGGCCGGTTGCGACAACCTCGGTCTCGCAAGCGACGTGCCCCGACGGGAAAAGGGGCACTGTAGCCTGTCCTTTTTTACGGCACAATTGCTACGCTGAGACCGTCGGGATGCAGCCATTCACCACACGGCGGCTCAATTCTAATACCGTCCACAATACGACCACAATTGCCCGCATGGAAGCGGACGCCATTGACGCACTACCCGCAGATCGGAAGCTCAGGGTTCATGTTGTCGGTGATTGTCGGACGATCACGTCGGCCGGTATCGTGGGGGCCGCGATGGTCCGCTATGAGCGTAAACAGGGCCACAAGGCATGGACCTACACCCACGCATGGCAAACAGTCCCGCGTAGCGCCTGGAAGGGCGCACGGGTGTACGCCAGTGTTCACACGTCGGCCGATATCACGGCGGCACGAGCGAACGGCTACACCGGGATGGCAATTGCCGGAACTGAGCGGCACCCAGGTCGGAAGGTGTACCGGCTACTTGGCGTCAACGCGGTCCCGTGTCCAGCACAAGCTGACGCCCGCGTCCAATGCGAAACATGCGCCATCTGTATGGAGCCCGACAAAATGGCCGAACGCGGGCTCGCCGTAGTATTTGAGCCGGACGGACATAAGCGAAAGAACAGTCCGTCGGCCCCACGGTAATCGCTTGCCGGTTGCGTCTGCCGATGATCGGCCACCCCACACGGCCGATCATCGTCGGAGCGGAGCCCGCAATCACGGGACACGTAACAGGGAGAGAACCACTATGACATATACATTCACGGCGAAAAACGGCACAGAAGTGGACGTACCAGAGGCTTGGATCACTGGCTCCGGGCTTGAAGATGTCGGGCTCTGTATTACGTGCGGGGACGAACGGTACCAGACTGAGCCGGACGCACGCGGTTATCACTGCGAGGGATGCGGACACGACCACGTGTACGGCGTGCCAGAATTGCTATTCATGGATCGCTTGAAATAATCGCCAGACCACGAACCGAACAGGCGAGAACAGACGCGAGAACAGACGCGAGAACAGAACACCCACAACAGGAGGTTACACGATGCCGAACTTGCACCCAAAACCGAAGAGAATAAGCCGCGCCACGCTCGCCATTGCACTCGGCGAGCGCCTCGGCGAACACGTACACCCACGCAATGTGCGGTTGCATCGCCCCGACTGGCTGTTGCACCGGTGCGAGGAATTAGACTGTGTCGAGCTGTACCGCTTGCCGCTGGGTCTATGCGCGGAAGCGTGGACAGATATCCCCACGTCCCGGTCGCCGTTTGTCCGCAATAACGGCGCAGCGTTTGCTCAGGCCATGCTAGAGGTCGAGGCCGAATACCGCCGAATTGAAGGGGCCGCATCATGAACTGGCCCAATGTCCGAGACGGGCTACTGCTGGCGCTCGTCGTCGCCATGGTGGCGCTCATTTCCTGAAGACCAACCCCAACCCAAACAGAAGGTACACACAATGAGACTCACAGCAAAACTCAGACACGCGGCCGAAGAAGCTATCGGGCGACGTGACCGCACGCGGCACCCAAGGGGCGAGTGGGACCGTGGCGGTCGCTGGCGCCCTGACCGCGAGCTTGCGTGCTGCGCGGATATCCGCCGGCCGTCGCGGGCTTTCCCGTGGTCCCTCGCTCACCACTGCCGCAGTCTCTCGCACGTCGCGGCCGAGTGGGGTTACCCAGTCGCCACGCTGCGAGCGGCCGTGAAGCGCATCAATGACGAGAACTAAGGCGAGAACAGGAGGCTCATATGACTGGACTGACATTTCGGCGGGACATCGAGAATGGTATCGAAGGCAAGATCCTCAACTACGATGTAATCACGGTGCGTGAGCGGGTGCTCTCGCACACAGAGCGGGTAGATATGGGCGATCCGATGGAGGTCTTTATAGATCCCCAGCGCCCCGGCGTTGAGACCATCAGGTATTTTTACGCGCTGCACTGTCTAGTGGTGTGCGGGAACGAGACGGACCATGTAGTCATCCCCGAAGAAGATCTCGTGGCTGAGTATGAACGAGGCACGTACTATCTCAAATCAGAGAGTGGCTGGGACTTTTCACTCGGACTTAATCCCGACCAGTCCTGATAGTCCCGCAGGACTAGCGCCCGTCGCCGTTGGCCTCGTCCCGTATCGCCGCCGCTTCCTCGAGGTCAACGGCGAACTCGTCGGCTGGCATGTATCGATACTCACTGGCCCGCGTCCCGTTTGAGAGCGTCCTGACACGATTGTCGATCACCATGCCAAGCTGCACGCGGCACTCCGACACACGCGTGCGCCACGCATACGACCCGCCGCGACTGGCGACCGTGAGCCCGTCGATCCACGTTCCCGGCGCTGCGCGAAACAACCCGGCGACTTTGTCGCGATACGCCGTCCTCATGTCACCTGCCTCGCTTTCACCTGCCGGAGTCGCCTCGCGGCCTCTTTTGCGCCCGCGTGCGGCACGGGATATTTGCCGGCGGCTGCGGGTTGATGTGAGGTGGCCGTCTTCTTTCGTGGTGCCAAGAACCCAAACTTGTGCAGGCGTTGGAAGCTCAATTTCGCCATATCGTCTCCCCTAGCTCCTCCAGCATCCGTTGTTCTTCCGACGTTGCACGACCACCCAGGCTGGCTCTTTATAGAACATGGCGAGTTCTGTGGCTTCAAGGTCTGACCGCCTTGATGGCGCGAGGCGGTCCCTGGGGCGATAGATTAAACCTCCCGCCATCTCATGGGGCGACGGGTCTTGAAAGACGGCCTGAAGCTTCTGGGGCTGTTTCTGTGGGTCTGGGCGGGTACGTGGGGACGGCGTGGGGGTCTCGACAAGCGATGACCCGTCGCCACGCAACTGCTCCCAGTCTGGCTCTGGGTCTAGCCCTGGGTCAGCCGTCCGAACGGCCACCACCGGATCGGGATCGCGTGGGTCATCGTTCCGCTGGCCCCAGTCCGGCTCAGGCGGTCCCACGTCGAGTGGATGCCGGCGAATCATGACGGATCTCCACGCGGGGGGTGTTTGGACGCCGCAGAGCGGCCGGACGGCCCCTGGCGCACAGAGGGCGGTTGATACCCTCCCTGGATCGCTTCCCGTTGTATCAGTTCCTCGCAGCTACGTACGAGATGCATGAGGTGGGCTTTGTACTGTTTTATCAGGCGGCGATCAGAGTCAGGTATTTTAGACGTAGGGGTCATGATGAGCGACTCATGATCGATCCTGATCTTGACACCTCGATTTTCCAGGCTTAACAACAGGTACAAGGCATTGTCAGGCACTTCCGTATCAAACACCTTCGTGAACCTCATCTCACTCCCCTCCACCACCCTCCCCTAAAGGGGAGGTGGTATGCTGTCCGCTTGGTGTCCGGTTTGTCCGCCTGCGTGTCCGCCCCTATAAACACTGGCGCATTCGGGCTTTTCGCAATCTGCCCGGACAGCGTTGTCCGGGGTCAGCCTGAGCGTTGTCCGCCCCCGGAAACACGGGGTCTTCATTGGTCTTGTCCGCCCTTGTCCGCCTGGTCATACAGCCCTTCGCGGCTCATTCGTCGATACCGATCCCAGCGAGCCGTGACTGCGATTCTCGCCGCCTCGGATCGAGCCGCAGGGGAGACACCCTTCCACCGCTTGTGCCCACCCGCGCTCGACTGGCTCAGTCGATTCAAGGCAATGCCCAGCAGCGCGTCCACCGCATCGGTCAGATCCTGGCGATGCTTCGCCGCATAGCTGGCCACAGCACGGGCCGTCGTGGACGACAACGGCACACTGATCGTGCCGACGTTAAGGGGCGATGTGTCAATACTCATATCTCATACCCTTTCATGAGTGGTTAGGTTCCACGTTCGTATTATTACATACTTGCGATGTATCAGCAATCAAACCAGGAGGGAGTGTCTGGGCGGGCGAGGTCGCGGCCGATCTCGTCCTGTAACTGGCACTCCTCGCAGATAACGAGGTACTCGGGTGGGTCAAGCCATGTGGCGGGTGTTACTTCTACTAGACACTTCGTATCGGTCTCGCCAGAGCATCGGTCGCATTCAGCGTCAGCCATTGTCCACTCCTAGGTCTATCGTGCGTTAGAGATGTCGGTGGCGTCGAAATTTCGGTGAGATCAGAATCGCTCCTCGTCCGGCTCTAATGAGACCAGCGTGGTCTCAGCTAGACAGACCCGGTCTGACGTATCCTTGCGGAACATATTCATTCGCCTCACGATGCGGGCAATCGAGTCAGGTCGGGCTTCTAGCTCGCTCGCAAGCTGGGGGATCGTCATCGGCGTATGCGCCACCAGCGACTTGACCCGCTGCCAGATCGGTAAGGCGGTCGCCAGGTCGGCGCTCCCAGCGAGGTCGAACGGTTCGACCGTGGTGCTCGCGCCGGCAAAGCCCAGCTTGATGCCCCGCGTGGACAGTCGCTGGCCCGTGTTCGACTTGCGGTGGGACAAGGCCAACTCGACGGTGGACGACCCGGTCCCCTCGTCGTCGTTCCGTTTGACGTGCCAGACCGAGCGAGCACCGTTGCTGAAGAAGGTTGAGCCGAACGGTTTCTGATCCGACTGTTCTAATGATTTTGTCGTATGTGCCAGACTGAGACTGCCGACGTTCAGCGTCCGCAGCGAGCGGAAGAACGCGGCGGCGATCTCAGCACTCTCGGGTGGCCCGTTCAGCGCAAACGCAATACTGTCCACCACGATGAACCCGATCCCGTGCTCCAAAATGTGCTTCTGGAGCCGCCCCACCTCGTTCACAATAGGCTGCGAGCATCGCACGTAGTGGAGGTCGCGTGGCATCCCAGTCCCGAACAGCCGTTGCAGCCGGTCACGGTGCGCCTCGGCCTCGAACTCGAAATCTGCATACAAGACCGGAACGTCCCGGGCTATCGTGCCCGCAATCCAGAGCGCGAGATAGGATTTCCCTGACGCGCCGTCACCAAAGAGGATCGTCGGATGAGACCGGAGAATCGGCAGACCGGAAATCGTCCAGGCCAGGTCATCTGTGGGGAGGTCGTAGTCGGCTAACGGCTTGATCTCACTGGACCCCTCGGCCTCGGCACGGGCCACACGCACGCTGAGTATTTCGAGGGCCGAGAGCCAGTCCCATTTTGGCTCACCAGACCGCGCGGCGAGACCCTTGGCAAGCCCTGCCCGTGTCCGGGCGGCACTCAGATTGGTCGCGGTCCACAGCAGGGTGCCGTTCACCGTCCGGGCCTGGGGGAGCGTGGTGTCCACGGTCAGTTCGCACTTCAGGTCATCGTGATGTCGGTGTAGGTGGGCCACCGCGAAAGACACGCCCAGCGTCGGGTAATCCAGACGGTACGCGTCTTCGCCCTCCCTGGTGAACTCCTGGGGGGCGGTCAACATATCCAGATCCACCGTCTCGACGGCCGGTGGGAGGACCGTCTCGGGATCAGCCGCCAGCGCCCGGAGAGACTCAGCCGTGCCACCGGCCGCAAACCAGTCACTCGCATCTCCGTGCGGCTGGAGTCCAGGGAGGGGCACCAGGGTCGCCGTGATCCCTGCGGCAGTGAGTTGCTCGAGCACGCTGTCGGCGTGGGCGCGTCCAGGCCCGTCATGGTCTGGGATGACGTAAACCTGGGCCGGGTTCAGATCCAAGAGCGCGGCGGTCTCCTCGGCCCGCCACTTGGATGCCCCGCCCAGGTTGCATGTGGCGACGAGCCCGTGGTCGAAGAGACAATCTACGTCCTTCTCGCCCTCACAGATGAACACCTCGTTCTGGCCCACCAGCTCAGGCCAGCGATACGGGACACGGCGACCGGATGTCTTCCAGACCCAGCCCTCAGGGGTCGGGTGACGCTGCCTGAACTGCTTGCCCGTGCCTTTGACGACTTGGTGCAGGAGCGTGCCATCAAGGCCGTGGTAGTCATACAGGATCTGCGTGGATGCAGAGGTCAGAACCGGAGCCGGGGTGGGCACCGGGACGGGGTCATCGGGAAACAGGTCCGAGAGCGTGAGGTTGCGGTCGAGTAGGATCTCATCCAGCGGGCAACCCGCGTGACAATGAATGAGCGCCTGATCCTCGTCGCCTTGTGAAATGCTCAGACTGGAGACGCGGTCCTCGTGGACCGGGCATTTAGCGCTATACCCTGACCCCGTGGGGCGTACGGCGTCGAAGCGAGAGAGCAGATCAGCGAATGTCATATATCCCCACTGCGCGTGTTTTAGCGTGTTTATGCGTGTTTTAGCGTGTTGTTTAGCGTGTTTTAGCGTGTATAGGACGATGCGGACGCAGCGGACGCAGTCGAACAGGCGTTTCTACGTCACGTCATGTCGAGACGAGCGTGGTGGTTTTCTTGAGTGTAGTGCCCGGCACATCCAGATCGTCTTTCAGGGCGCGAGCCAGCGCATTCAACGCAGGCCCAGATGCCGTCAGCAACCCCAGCGTGGCTTGTGGCGACGGGCGGCAGACCTGGGTGAGCCACCGCTGTGTCACCTTGGTCGATCCCGGCCTGTCTCGGAGAATCTGCCCAGCCACCGCCAGCACCAGTGCTTCCATGTCTACGACCGTGGCGCTATAGGTGGACCGCCGCTGCATCCCGGGAGCCACCATCGGTGCGGGGGGTGGGGACGCAGCAACCGGCACGAGCGTCTCGGCGTCCAGGGATTGATCGACCTCGTCGGCACGACGCTGCGCCTCGCGATCAGCCTGGGCCGTGGTGAAATCAAGAATGCGCCCCATGATCTGCTTCTCGGCGCATTTGATCGGCGTGAGCAGCGCCTTCTCCTGGGCATCAAGTGTCCGCTTCGCGACGGCCAGCGGCTGCTTCGCGTCGGAGTAGATCGATTTCACCCACCTCCTCAGTTTTTGGATGCGTTCCAGGTACAAGCTGGCGGCGAGCGACTCACTTTCGCAACTCACCGCCATGCTGTCAGCCGGTGCCAGCAGGTCATGTGCTTGCTTTTCGAGGCCCGGTCGCTGCCGGAGATCCATCGTCATCATGGTCACGGGTGGGGCGGGTGTCGTGGTGATCTGAGTCATCGGGTGTCTCCTGTTGATTGGCGATCAGTGCGAGCGCCTGGGTATAGTCGTACGGACTGCTGAACTCCACTGACTGGGCCATCCGGCCATTGCTGCGAAGATAAAGGACAATGCGACGGCGTTGGCGCGGGGGCAGATCGTCGTATATAAGATCGTAGAACGCCACCTGAAT